AAAGTAATTTGTCAGAATTAGTTTCTGCTTCTAAAACTAATTTAATTTAAAGGAAAAATTATGATTAAAAATGATCCTTCTGAATTTCAACCTCAATTAGAATCTTTACATGGAATTTATCGTGGAGTTATTGAAGACAATAATGATCCTGAAAAAAGAGGAAGATGTAAAATAAGAATTTTTGGTGTTCATACTGATAATAAAAATAAAGATGAATTTGACGGAATACCAACAGATGAATTACCTTGATCTGATCCTTGTTTAAGTTTATTTGAAGGAAGTGTTTCAGGATTTGGTAATTTTACTGTTCCATTACAAGGAAGTCATGTATTTTTATTTTTTGAAAGTGGTCATATATTAAAACCAAAATATTTTGCTTCTGCTCCAGGCGTTCCATCTAATCCTTCTGATCCTTCAATGGGTTTTAATGATCCTTCTGGTTCTTATCCAGCTTCTCATAGATTAAATCAACCAGATTTTCATAAATTAGCAAGAGAAGAAACAAAAGATACTATTGTTGATTCTAAAACACAAAACTTAATCAAAAATATTGAAAAAGCATTAAGTAAAGGATCATGGAGCGAATTTTCTCCTGCATATAATGCAAAATATCCAAACAATATTGTTTATGCAACTCATTCTGGTATTATTATAGAATTAGATAGTACTCCTGGTGAACAAAGAATTCATATTTATCATCCTTCTAATTCTTATATTGAAATTGATAAAAATGGAAATGTTGTTGTAAAAAATGTTGGAAATAAACAAGAAATTTCCATGCAAGAAAAAAATCAATATGTTGGGACAGACAAAAATATTACCATAAATAATAATAAAACAGAATTTATTAAATCTAATGAATATAAACAAACTGATGGAAATAAAGAAGAAGAAATTGGTGGAAATAAAACTTTAACAATTTCAGGAAATTATGATATTAGTGTTGGTGGAAATTGTACAATAACTGTATCAGGAAATGCATCAGTAACTGCTAGTCAAGTAGATGTAACATCTTCTGGTAATACTAATGTAACAGCAGGTGGATCATTATCAATAACATCAACAGGAATGTCAATGAATGGTGGTTCTGGAAGTTCTTGTGAAATGAGTGCAGGAACAATTTCATTAAACCCATAGGAAAATAAATTATGAATATTTCACCTTGTGAATCATTTAATAGAGATTTAGACAAATATATAAACAAATTTAATGGTCATAAATCTGATGTTTCAGATAAAATGGATTTCTTAAATGACACATTAAATGACAGTAAAGGAAAAGAAGGTGTTGAAGATTTATCTGAACAATTAGCATCTAATAAAAGTTCTATATTAAGTGAAGTTAATAGTGTTAAAAGAGCAACATCAGGATTTACTGGAAGTTGTTTAGATTCATTAACAAGTTCTATTAATGATATGATGAATGATATAAATGCAGTAACAAGTAATTTATATAATATTGCTCATTCAGATGTTGATTTTAATATATTAGGAAGTGCTATATCTGGTATAAAAGATTTATTAGATAATATAGGTTTATCTGATTTATTAGGTAAAATAGATGAATTATTAGGATGTTTAGCAGATAATAATGATTGTATTCCTACTGATAAAATAGACAGAACAATGGCTAATATAAATGATTTTTTAGATACACATGGATTAGAACCTGACGGATCATTTGATTTAGAAAAAAAATTAACTTCAACTGATGGATTAACAGAAAATTTAATTAATAATATCAAAGAATTATCTGAAAGTTCTTCTTCTGTTGGTGAAGAAATTATGAATATAACAAAACCTAGTTTACCTGGAGTAGATCCATTAAAATGATAAATGAATTAAAAATACAAGAAAATGTTGATTTAGTTACAATAGATAAATTTAAATTGCAATTAAAATTTACTGAAGATTCTGTTGAAATTTGTATTGGAGATAATACAAATAATAAAGTTTTAATGAATGGAAATACTTATTTAAATGTAAAAGGAGATTTTTTTATTGGTGTTGAAGGTGAATTAGGAATTGCCACTAAAGATGCTCCTATTTCTATTGATAGTATTAATTCAAAACTTTATCTTAATTCAATAAATGCAAAAAAATCTATACCTAAAAAACAACATTCAAAAGAAAATATCATGGAAATTTTAATAAATAAAATTGATAATTTAGAAAAAAGAATAGGAGAATTAGAATGCCAGGATGTGCAAGATTAGGTGATATTTGTTCTGATACAGGTGGTCCTTCAAGACCTAATATTGAAGCAAGTATTGATACATTAGTAAATGGACTGGGTATTCATAGACAAGGTGATGCTTGAGATTTATATGGTTATTTAGTTTCTGGTTCTCCTGATGTTATTGTGAATGGAAAACAATGTGGTAGATGTGGTGATCCAGTTTCTTGTGGATCAGTTGTAATAACTTGTTCATCAGATGTAATAATAAATTAAAAGGAAAAGATATAATGACAATTTGAAAAGATATTGATATTTCTTTAGATATGAAAACAAGTGGAGATATTAATGATATGACTGATGAACAAGCAGTTAAAAATTCATTAATAAACATTTTTCAAACACTTCGTGGAGAAAGAAGAATGTTACCAACATTCGCAACAAGTCTTCATAATTATTTATTTGAACAATTAGATGAAACAACTGCTTATGCAATTGGTAATGAATTATATAATGTAGTTCAAATATGAGATGACAGAATAGAAATTACAGATTTATTAGTTTTTCCTAATCATGACAAAAATCTTTATGAAATTACTATTTCTTTTAAAGTAAAATCATTTACTAATATTAATATTTTTAAAACAACTTTATATCCATTATAAGAGGAAATTATGTCTATTAAATATTTAACTCCATCTTATCTTGAAGTAGATTTCAATACATTCAAAAAAAGACTTCAAGATTTAATGCAAAATTCTAAAACCTTCAAAGATTATAACTATGAAGGTGCTAATATTACTATGTTAATTGAAATGTTAGCATATTTATCTGAATTAAATACATATTATACAAATAAATTAGCTAAAAATATGTTTATGGATACTTCAGATATTTATGAAACGGTTCATAGTATGGCAAACGAAAGAGGTTACAAACCTTATGGATATTTAGCACCATTATTAAATTTAACATTAACAATAGATTTATCTGGTAATTGTAATCCAGGTGATCAATTATATTCTCCTGCATGATATCAATTAGATACTGGATTAACAGATGATGATGGAAACAGTATTATATATACTTTAACAGAAACTCATACAGAAACAATTCCTTTAACTGCTTCTGATTCATATTCTTATGATTTAATTTTAAAACAAGGAACTTATGAAACAGTAGAATATACAGGTGAAGATATTTTAAACAATAAAATTATTCTTCCTTTTTATAATTTTGATTATGGGACATTTACATCAAATAGTGTTTCTTCAATTGATTTATATGTTAATGGGGAACCTTTAACAAGAGTAGAAAGTTTCACTGCTAATTCTTCTCAATTAGATATCAATACAAAAATTTTTAAACTAGAATATGATAAATATGAAAGGTATAATATTGCATTTTCACCTGCTAATTATGTTCCTAATAATACAGATAGAATTAAAATAATTCTTTTAAGAACATTGGGACCAAATGGTGATATTTCAAAAAACACATTAATTGATTATGATAATATTAATGATGTGCCAATTTTAGATACTAATTTTGAATTTGATTTTATTGAACAATATTTTGTAAAAAATATAACGCAAAATTTTGGATTAAATGAAGATGATTTATCTATTACAAATAATTTTGCTTCATATAATTCTAGTTTACCTGAAACAATTGATGAAATTAAAGAAAATACAAAAGGTGTTATTTCTTCACAATATAGAAATGTTAATAAATATGATTATATAAATCATTTACAAGAACATGCTGATATTATTAAAGGAAATGCTTGAGGTGAACAAGAAATAAATCCTTATAATACAACAGAATATAATAAAGTATATTTATCAGTATTTCCAAGTCATTGAGGAATAAGTACAATTTTAACAGAAACAAAACCATGAGATACTGAAACACCTGGATTATCTGGAACTGTTGAAATACCTATTGAATATTCTGATAATTATAAAATGGAAATTTTAACACATTTAGCTTCTAGAAAATATTTAAATACTTATGAAACATTTGTATTACCAGAATTAGTATATTTTATATTTGATATAGGAATTAAATGTAAACGATTATATAATTTCACATTAGTAAAAGAAGATGTAAAAGAAAAATTAAATTATTATTTTAGAGCAGAAAATAGAAATTTTAATGAAATAATTGATTTTAAAGATTTATATAATTATATAATGGATACATCTATTATATCAGACACAAATGAATTTTCTTATATTAAAGGAATAGATAATTTAATAATAAGAGATATTAATACATTTACAAATTCTATTTCAGGTGCAGAAACAACTATATATGAATACAATGAAGACGATAATTATCCAATGTATAATGAAACATTTAATTATACATTTGAAAATGTATTAAGACCAATTAAATTAGGTTATAATCAATTTCCTGTATTATCAAAAGATCTTTGTTTATTCGTTAAAGAGGAATAATAAATGAAATTTTCTGATTTACCATATTTTTTAATTAAAGGATATATAAATTCATTAATGTCTTTTAATGGTTCATATTCAACATCTTTAATTAAAAATTCTTATTTAAAAGGACAAAATAAAACAATTGTTACTAAAGGTGGTGGTGCAATTGAAGTTTATATTAAAGATGAAAATTACGGATTTAAGCCTATTTGGGTTATAAAACCTTTTGAAAAACAAATTAATGAAAACACATTCACATTTATTAATAGAAATAATATAAATATTCCTTCAACAATGTCTTATTCTATTTCAGGAGATTCATTTAATTTTACTGTTTATGATCTTTCTAATACAGTAAATTATGATGGAGAAGAATTATATTTTAGAAAAAATTCTGATTTTTATCTTTGATTAAAAGATCATGCTTCAACTTATCTAAAAACCCAATATAACATTGATTTTATTATTGATAATTATATTAATTCAAATAAAAAATTCTTATATTTTGGTAATTTATATAAATCAAATATTGGTGAAAATTTTTATAATGTAATTCATTATAATATAAAAGATTTTGTATATAAATGCATTCCAGAACATCAAAGAACATCTAAATTAATTTCATTATTAGATATGAATTTTGATATTGTATATAATGAAATATATGGAAAATTAAAAGATTTATATTCATTAAGAGATCCTTATGAAATTCAAGAAGAATATTTAAATTATTTTTCATCAAATTACAATATTAATATTGATGATATTAATATTGATACTACAAATAAAAGAGAATTTATTAAAAGTCTTCCAATTATTATTAAGAAAAAAGGAACATATTCTTTTCTTTATGAGTTATGAAAACAAATAACATATAATAATAATAGATTTAATATTTATGAAAGATGACATGATAAAAATTTAGAGGGTCAAATAACAGAACAAGATTATACTATATATCAATGATTAGGAAATTACAATCTTGAAAATTTAAAAAAAGGTGCAGGAGATGAATGATATGATAGATATTATCCACATCAATATCCATTATCTCAAGAAACTGAAATTTTATCAACTGCTTATACAGTAGAATTTGATATTTCTACAAACCCATTAAGTTCTAATGAAAACAAAATTTTATCAAAAGAATTTGTAAATCCTTTTATTGATTTATTAGAAATAGGAAGACCTATTAATAGGATTTGTGATTATAATATATTAATTGCTCCTATAACAGATTTATCTGGAAAATATATTCCTTTATATAATAATCCTAATGTCAATCTAATGTCAAGAAGAGAAGGATATAATTATACATTAGAAGGAACATCTATTTCATATTTAAATAACTCTTCTGTTTATGAAATTAAACATAATTTAGATAGTAATTATATTCATGCACAATTTTTCGATTATGATTTATTAAAAGTTGTTCCTAAAAATATAAAATATATAAATAATAATAAATTAGAAGTAGATTTTGGCACAAATGTAAATGTTTATGCATTAATTTCAAAAGCAGAAAAAGGTTTTATTAATACATCAACATCAGAATCTTGAATTATTAATCATAATTTATCAGAAAATTATATAATTTCTAATTTTAAAGATTTAGATGAAAATGAAATTAATCCTGGGTTAATAAGAATACTTGATGAAGATAATTTAGAAACAGATGTATATAATGCAACAGGAATGGTTTCAAAAAATAATGCATTATATATTCAAACAATTGAATCAACAGAATGAACTGTAACACATAATTTAGGATATAGTGGTGTTTTATTAAATGTTTATAATTCAGATAATGAAATGATTTATCCTGATGTTGTTCAATTAATAGATAAAAATTCTTTATCTTTAAAATTTGAAAACCCTGTTAGTGGATATGTTTCTATATTATCAATTGGTAGTCCAACATTTTCAGAAATTTTTAAAGATTGTATATTTGTAATAAGTGATACAAATGTAGAAAATTATAATTATTCTTTTAATCCTACTGATGTTTGAGATACATCATATTATTCTTATATTAGAGTTGATATTCCTAAAGAATATGAAATAATAATTAAAGAAATGGGAATATTAGATGATACAAATAAAATTTTATTTAGATCAAAATGTGATTATTTATATAAAACTAATGAAGCAACAATGTCAATTTTTTATAAAATTAATAAAGGGGTATTATAATGAGATATCATTATTGACAGTTTTTAGTCAATCAAGAAGGTCAACCAATTAATGATGCAAATATATCTGTTTTTTTAGCAAATTCAGATACTCCTGCAAATATATATTTAGGTGAAACTACAACAGAATATTCAAATACAGTTCCTCAAATTAAAACAAATTCTGTAGGATATTTTGAATTTTGAATTGGTGATGATGAAGAAGAACACGGAAATCCTACTGATCAAAAATATAAAATTAAATGAGAAAGAGAAGGTATTGTATATGGAGAAATAGATTATATAGATATTTTTCCAAAACAAGAACCAGTAGATGAAACAGACAATTTATCTACTATCAGAAATAAAACTATTAGTAATAGATTAGCAAATTATTGAGAAGGTCATAGAACACATAATGTAATTTTAGATGGTTATCCTATTCATGGTATTTCATTTGTTGATTTAAATAGTTCAAATACAACAATTAATAAATTAGTTTCTGATTATATTGCTAAATCATGAGAAGATCATAAAAATTTTACATTTACAGAATCAACATCAGCAGAAAGTGTTGATAATGCACATAATTTACAACCTGTTAATATAGATGATGATGATCCAACTTTTAATAAATTAGTAAGTAATAAACTTATAAATAAATTAACTTATAGAATAGTTCCTTTTGAAATAAATTCTTGGGGTATTGAAAATGAAGATACTTATTCAGTAATTTTAAGTCATGATCTAAATGATGAATACCCATCTATATTTTGTTGGGATATAAACACACATAAACAAATTATTCCAACAGAAATAGAAACTATAGATGAAAATTCTTTAAAAATTATAGTATCAGATAATACATTAAAATTAAATGTAAAGGTTATTGCTAACTAATTTTTTTATAAATAAGATTATAAGTATTGTATTTTAGGAGGAGTAATGAAATTTTATGGAATTGATTGTTTAGGTGATTTTAAGACTCAAAGAACAGATTCTTTGTCACCTGCAACTTCTGCTGATGAAGCAAGAATAGTTTATGACAAAGAAAGAAAAAAATTATTATATGCAGATGATAGTAAATGAAGATCATTTAGTGATTTTGGCACAGTAGTTACAGATTTTTCTAATGGTGATACTCTTTATCCTGATCATTTTTATTATATTAATACAATTTCTTCTCCTTTATCTGGAAGTTTATCTAATGATGTCGTTGATGGTGATGTAGTTTCTATTTTAGATGAAATGGGTACTTTTAGTACAAATTCTTTCACTGTTGCTACAAGTGCTTCAATTCTAGGAACATCAACTTATGAATGTTCTACTTCAAACCAATTAATTCAATTTATATATACAGAAAATAATGGATGAAGAGTTGATCTAGGAGGGGCTTCAAGTGGAGGTTCTGGTGGTGCAGGAATTTCTTATTTAGAAATTAAACCAAATGAAATGACTTTTGATGATTTAAAAAGTGGGGTAAGTCCAAATTCATTATGAGGAATTATACCTTGTATAGATTTAGATAATAATGAATCTGGTGCTTTTTGAGCAACAACAAAGGCCCCCACATGTTTTGATTATAATAAAGATACT